TGTCTAGTTTGAACAACAGGTGGTGTTGCAGATTGAACAGGCGTAGTCGCTTGAGTAGTTTGTGTCATCGGACCAGCAAACGATTCAAACTCTTGTCGTGAATAAGGAATAAAGATATCCTGACCTGCTTTAATTTGATTAGGATCTTCTATCATATTGTAAGCAGCTAACTGTTCTGGTGTATACTCAGTTCCCCTAGCTATCTGGAATAAATTACTTCCAGGTTGTACTGTTATCTTTGGCATTACTTCTCCTACGTTAAAACTCAGAATCATCAATAAAAGCGTCTCTGCCATACGGTATATCCATTGTCTCATAATCAGGAACAGTTGTTGTTTTATCGGCAACTTGTACTATATTTCCTAAAACATCAACTAAATTACCTGCTTCATCAACAAACATTTGAGACGTAGGTTCTGGCATAGGTAACTGACCTCTGAACATATCAGGAGCATAAGCCTGTACATCTAAGTTAGGCACGTTAGGTTGCGGTAACTGAGGAGTCATCAAACCTGGTCCCTGCATAGGTTCAGGTCGAGGAGTAAACGCTTGTGGAATTGGAGCAACATCCTGTCTTCTTACAGGCATCGCTGGAGTGTCATCTTTGTAGTAATTTGTTAGTCTAGCCATTAATGTCTGAATAGCATCATCAGGACTAACAGGAATTACTTCTTGTTGCATATTACCAAATTGAGTTTCTCTTGTCGGGTCAACTGCAGTAGGTCTTGTTGGTGTTAAGTCTGGACGAGCAGGTGCTGAAGGTACTGGATCACTCATATCGTAACCATAAAAAGGCTTAGGAGGACTAAACATACCACCTTGACTGTAACCGCCCATACCGTCAGCAGACATAGGAGGAATAGAATTATCAGGCGTACGGATATCCGCAGACAAATCAAAACCTGTCGTGTTAATAGGAGCAGCAGGAGGATCAGCAGGAACAACATAAGTAACACCGCCTATGTTCCTTAGTTTTTCACCTGATCTAAGTCTACCATCAAACCTTTTAAGAGTTACACCAGCATCACGGTTTATTTCTTCTTGTGCTTTTATGTCAGCATACTCAGGTCCACTACGAGTACCAAACTGGTTCATTCCAGGACTAGCCTCCCTTTGTTTCTGTATGTCACCCTTAACACCTATACCTAATGCTTGTAGTCTTTCCGTAATTGTAGCCATTATTGTTCAGCCTCCTCAAAACCTTGTTGTGCTGTTTCGTAAAAATATGATGGAAGTAGTTCAGTAAATGTCCCTATAAAAGTCTTTAAATCTGTTGTTTTTTCAAAAGACATATCATAAAGTTTTTTGTTTTTAGTTAAGTTTTTCATCATTGCCTCTAGTTTCTCTACGCCTTGAGGATCTAAGAGTAATTGCTCAATAGCTTCATCAGTTTTGTTTTTTCCTGCAGCAACTTGAAATCTTGAAAGAAGCCTAACTCCTTTTTGAGTCCACGAAGAAATACGATCTCTAAATGTTGATGCTATGTAGGGTATGTCCATACCAGGAGCAATTCTAGCAAATATATCTAACTGTTCATCAGACACTTTACCTGATACTTTAGAAACGTCTGCTAACTGTACAGCGTCACTTATTTTTGCTATGCTTTTTACTTGGTCTATATATTTTGGACCAAACAATTTAGAAACTACGGCTCTGTTTGAAGGTTTAATTAAAAATTGATACATACCGTCACCAGAATTTCTAGCTATGTTAAATAGTTCTGCTCTTACAGTATTTATAATTTTTTGTTGTGTGTCCGGTGAAATATCTTCTAAGTTTTTAAAAAATTTAGTTATCTGTTCGTTGTTACCTATCATCTGACTTGTTATCGTGTTGTAATCTGGACCAAGTTCAGGATTTTTTAACAAATAATTATTTGCTACTTGAGCGTCTACAGCTTTAGCTGCGTTGTCTAATGCTTCTCTTTGTAGTTTTAACGCAGAGTCATCAACCAAGACAGCATTTAAGTCTTTCCTTAATCCAGGTATTCTATCTATAACTGCAGCTTTACTGTTCATGTATTTTTTGTAAGCTGCTGGATCTAAAACTCCGTCTTTAAAAACTTTCTGATACATTTCAGACATTAACGCAGTTCTCGCAATTTCTAAACCTTCTTTACCAACCGCACCAATAAAATCATCAAGCCTTTCTGCGCTTTTAACAATAACAGGAGCTACATCTTCTGCATATTTTTTAGCTGCTATTTCTTTAACACCTTGTTCTCCAAAAGGAACACCTACTTTTTCGTAGTATAGTTTGTCAAGATCAGTTAGTTTTTTACTAAAGTCTCCTGGAATTCCTTTTCTAGCAGCTTCAAAAATTGATTTAAGTTTCAATAACTTTCTAGCTGTGTCAGAACCTGGCGTAGCCATTGCAATTTCTTTGTTAATAGCTTTTTTAAGACTTTCTACTTGATCGAAAGGAACATCTTTATATATTCTTTTACCTGTTTCTTTATTTATCTGAGGACCCCAATACCTTCTTATTTTTACTTCTGCTTTAGTACCGACACCAAAAATATCTCTAAGATTATTTCTTTTGATAAAATTATGAATGTTCCTAACATTGTTAGCTGGCATTTTTATCTTGTTAGCTCTAGCTTCTTTTAACAGAGCTTCATAACCTACTCCGTTTTCTTTAATTGCAAGTGCTTGTTTAGCTTTTGTTAAATTTTCTATGGCTAATCCAATTGTTTCTTTGTCATCAGCTACTTCAAACCGTTGACGTAACTCTTGTATTTTGTTGTCTATAGTTATAATACGATCAGCCCTTGCTGCCTGTTCTTCAGCTATTTTAGGAGCCAAAGCAATATTAAACACAGCGTACTGAGGACCAAACAAATCATGAGCTTTAGAATCTATAAGTGCAGAAAGTCTAAAAATTTCTTCTTGTACTTCTGCTTTAAAACTAGGATTCTGTTTAGCTCTTCTAAGAACTTGACTTCTTAATACAGAATTGTCCGACATACTAACTAACAAAGGAAAACTATCTGTTCCGATCAACGGACCAAGTTCTTTAAAATCGTCTGCTACTTGCTCCCAGTTATCTAAGTTTTTTTCGTTTGCTGCAAAGTCTAACAATCGTTTAGCAGCCCCAGAGGAATACGCTGCAACGGCTGCTGTTGGGTTGTCTTTATGGTTTTTATATTTACCCCACATTTGTCTAGCATAACTATAACCTGTTTTCGCTGCGTTTCTTAAAAGACCTGAAGAAGCTATAGATGCACCGCCACCTACTAGACTACCTGTAACTTTACCACCTGTTCCTGTTTCTTCTCCGGTTATTGCTTTTTGTGCTGTTTCACCTAAAGTACCTCCTAAGTCCATTCCAACACCTAGATTGAACAAAGTAACTGAATCAGCAGCAGACTTTTTAAGAGTAGCTTTTACTCCGGTTTGTGCTAGTACTTTTAAAGCACCTAGTCCAACGTAATTTAAAGGATCAGAAGCTGCTTCAATACCTGATCCCACAAATTGTGTAATATATCCTGAGTTTTCAGGTGCGGTCATTTCAGGCTCAACTCCAGTGTAAGGAGTCAAAGCATTAAACATTCGATTGTAGTTGCTACCGAAACGATCTACTATTCCTCCATATTCAGGAGCAGCTTCTCCAGTAACAGCAGCTTTTACAATTTGATAAGGTCTTTTTATAAAAGGATCAAGAAAAAATGTATCAATAATTGATTCACCTATAGCTAAACCTGAACTAAAACCTCTTTGTGATTTTTCTAAAAAGTATTGTGGTAGCCCTTCAGCAGCCCCTTGAGTTCCACCTTGCATAACAGAAAATAAACGAGCACCTTCTTTTTTAACTTCTTCATCATCAAAACCTTCTTCGCCGTCAAATTCATAGACGTTTCCATCAGGTGCTGTATATTCATAAGTTACAGTAGTAGAGCCGGTAGAAGATTCATTGTTTAGCTCAGAAAATAAACGAGCACCTTCTTTTTTAACTTCTTCATCATCAAAACCTTCTTCGCCGTCAAATTCATAGACGTTTCCATCAGGTGCTGTATATTCATAAGTAGCCATTAATTACTCCCCGTCATCGTACTACTTCTGTTGTTACTACTTGTTGAACTACTTTTTGTTTTTGGTCTTAACCCTGAACCCCAAGACCCTCCGCCTTGACCTGTTTCTTTTGTTTTTAACCTTAAACGGTAACTTTCAGCTTCTGGGCTTAATTTTTTATCGGGTACAACTTGATCGAACACAGCTTGTGATATCCCACCTTCACGAACATAAAGACCTTGTAAACCTATTCTTTCTGCTTGATATCTGTTATTTAAGACATATTCAATAGCATTAATAACTTCTTTCTTTTTATCAATAGCTTCCTTACCTGTTGTTCCTCCAAAGAAACGATTAACTCCTTCAACAACTCCTTCACTAAATCCCGCTGCTCTTGCTAATTCAGCTACTTCTGCTTGTGATAACTGAGCATCGCCAATAGCTCTTACAACAGCCCTGTCTGCAGCAACTTCAGCTTTAGGGTTTCTTTCAGTATCTGCTAATTCGTAATTTGCTCTTGCAACATAAGCCGCGTCTAAAGAATTTTTGATAGCTTTAGTATTTGAGTCCGCTGCCGACCTAAAAGAACTTAAATTTTCAAAACTTAACCCCTTTTTAGCATTTGCTTTAGCTAACTCAAGTTTGTAGTCTCTTTGTTGGGTTTCTAAGGCGTTCTGACGGTCTTTAAAATACAAAGCAGCTTCTGGCATACCAGCTTCAGAGAACCGTTGTGCTAATGTAGACAACTGACCTGGATCATTTAGATCTTCGATATTTACGTCAGACATGATTTGCCTAGATTGAATAGACTTAGCTAGTCTAGGATCAGCCATAGGAGCATCACCAAACAAAGCACCGGCAATGTTACCAGCACCACTAGCTATGTTGTAGCCGGACTGATAAAACTGCCTAGCCATCGGATCTTGATAAGCTGCTAAAGTATTTTGTAACTGCTGCTGTTGTCTTTGTTTACCTGCTTCTTGCTGTGCGTAAACTATCTCTTCAGCAGAAGGACCAAATAAAGATGCAATTGAACTAGCCATTATGTTTCCTTAATTTTACGGTAACGGGCTAAAAGCCCCTCGTTGAGTTATACCTACTCCATAATCTACAGGAGGAGGAGGAGGCGCAACTTGAACAGGGTTGTTCACTATAGGAGCAGGAGTTTGCCCTCCACCGTAGATGTCTCTATACAGAGCATTGTTAGCGTAGTTCTGTCCTGCTGACGCTATACCTGCACCAAACCCTGCTGTCTGAGCAGCTTGAGCCTGTGCAGCCTGAGCCTGTAGTGCAGCAGCAGCCTGTTGACCACCAAATAAAAGATTACCTGCGTTAGTATTAGCAGTTGTGATCTGCTGTCCTAATGCCGTACCAATGTCCATCGGCTGTCTTGCTACCTGCTCTAAGTTCTGAGCAGTCTGGAACTGACCTGTAAACGGAGCTAGTGCAGCTTGTTGTGTCTGATAACCTTGACCTAAAACACCTGCGCCAGTACCAAACAAACCAGCAGCCTGTTGCGCTCTGTTCGCAAAGGTTTGATCTACGTTAGCTAATAACTGTGCGTCTCTACGACTACGAGATTCAGCCAGTGCTTGTAGTTCTGGATTACCTCCAGTACCTACACTCAGCCCTCCTCGACCACGACCAAACACACTAGCAGCTAGTCGTTGTTCTTCTTCAACATCATAAGGACGTAGCAAAGCCTGTTGCTCTGCCATGATCTGCTCTCTACTTTGTGGTATTTGTTCCCCACCTAAAGCAAACAATCCTTGAGCAGCTTGTTCAAACTGTGGTTGATAACCAGCAGCACGTTCAGCTTGACCCAGGCTTGTCCCGTATATCCTACTTAGTTGATCTTGTAAACTAACTAACTCAGGAGAGCCTTGATAAGTATAACCGCCTACTCTACCTTCAGGATCTATTTGTGGCGTAGCAGAACCAAATCGAGTAGTAATTCCTACTGGTCTAAAGCGAGCTTCTTCAGCAGCAATACGAGCAGCTTCTACAGTTGCTGCTGCCTGTTGTTGAGCAGCTTGTGCTGATTTTTTAGCTGCCCTGCTGCCCATCAAGCCACCTGCAATAGTAGCTCCACCCATAATTGCTGCTGCTGTTACTGGCATTTTAAGTTTCCTCTATTAATACTTCGTCTATTTTAGAAATGTTTTTTTCTTCTGTTGAATGAATGCAAAACCAAACTATATTGTCTAACGCTATAATTTCATGTGCCTTGTTTTTTTCTATATTGATACAAGCCGGTGCGCGATATAGTTGTTCTTTACCGTCTATTCTTACTAATGCTGTTCCTTCAGATAAAATACTAAGATGGTCGTATTTATGCTTATGTGTTTCTATTTTAGTATTTGCAGGTGCTGCCATCTGTCTAGCATAAACATTGTCAGAAAAATGATGTACTATGTTTTCTTCTATAATAGGTAAGATATCTAAATCCATTAAGCTGTACGCTTCCACATATAAACTACGATGTACGGTTGTAAGTTCTTTCCTGTTGCTGATTCACCTGCGTTAGCTACTGTTGTATCAGATGTTATCTGAGCGTAACCCACGCCTGTATTTTGAGTAGAGCTAAATACCCAAAAGCTACTACCACCTGTACCACCTTGCAACTGAGAGTATCTTGTGTAAGTGTGCTGATGTCCTGCATCCGTTGAAGTAGTTATAGCTGTGTGGTTGTGTGTAGGAATAATTGCATCTTTAGTACCACCAGTTTCACCTATAGTGTCAAAATCTGTGTCGCCTGTGTCAATACCTACAGGAACTTTACCTGCACCAAACGCTACCCAAGTACCAAAGCCTAACAAAGTAGCTGGGTTAGTAGCTACAGTAGCGTTCATGTAAATAGAACCAACAGGATAAGCACCTACTAAAGCAGACTGAACAAAAGCTGTTGTAGCTATTTGTGTACTAGAAGTTCCTGCACTAGCTGTAGGTGCTGACGGTGTACCAGTAAATGTAGGACCATTTAGATCAGCTTTAGATGTTACGGCAGACGCAATAGCTGTATACTCTGCATCTATCTCTGAGCCTTTAATAATTTTACCTGCGTCACCACTACTTAATCCGTCTTTTAATGTAAAGTTAGTTGCTTTTGTATAATCAGACATAATAATCCCTAAACTGTTTTACCTGCTTTAACATAAATATCTATCTTTTGTATTGACAATGGATTTTGATTTATATCTGCTTCAAACCCTAATTGCATAATAGAACCTGAACCACCTAAGTTACTGTTAACTTCTTCTAACACTAAACCACTAGAGTATTCAGCAATAGCATACTCACCAATGTTGTACTCATAAACAGAACCAGTTCGTAGTTGTTTAGTTATTGATCGATATGAGTTAATGTAATCAAAACCATACTTTAATGCTACGTCTTGACCAACACCACCTACTACTACAAAGTTACCTTTCTTTAAAAACTTCATAGTTGTTGGACTACCTAAGTCAAAGTAGTTAGTGTAGTAACGTAGTCTGTACTTTGCTGTGTCATCTAAGAATCCAAAGTATTTACCTAAGTAACCTTCTTTACCTAGAAGAAGATCGCCTGTATAAGTGACATGTAAGGCGGTGGGTTCAATGCTATCCCAGATAGTAACCCTTGCTGCACCGTTCTGTAGTCTACCTCGCAGATCAAAACAAAATACATACTTAGATGTTGGTAGCGTTAAAATATAAAAAGCATCTTTAGGATAGTAAGCTGCTTTAATTTTTTCTTTATTAGATTCTGATTCTACATACGCAACTAAGTCATCTCTGACGTTAAACGATATGTCGTTTATAGGTGCTGACTTTTCCTGAATAACACGAGCAATACTTCTTACTCCAGTGTCAGACAAGAACATTACATCAGTACCTGTGTTAACGATACTATCTCTAGCAATACATCCTACGTTAGCTACTAAGTCAACTAACTCTAATCGAGTAACATCAATAGGGTTAGCGTAAACAGCAATGTTTCTTTTACCGAATATAATTAAGAAACCGTTGTGTGCTGCTAGTCCTACTATCTCGTCTCCATTAGGAAACACATCAATTAATGACAAGTAACCTGAGTCACCTGTAGATAAGTTAGTACCGTCAAGTAACGCACTAAAGTAAAGTGTTTGTTTATCGTTAACAATGTCAGCCCACCATGTTCTACCGTATGCGCCTATAACTACATTAGGCTTAAAATCACTAGCAGAAGCGTAAGTGGTAGGTACTGACCCAGCATCGCTAAATAAGTTAAAACCATAAGCACCTGTGTGTGCATGACTAGCTCCTAACTTGTGATAGACTAACGGTAAGTGTCCTGCCTGTGCTAAGTAAGCATGAGGACTAACATCTGGTCCTTCACCGAACACAATACTAGCACCCATCCAATCGTTACCTGTGATGCTGTATGCTGTTGTACCTGTTCCTGCTGCATTAGATACTGTAGTATTAACTGCTGTTACTAATGCACTTGCTCCACTAGCTCTGGTAAGTATTTTATTATTACCAGCACATAGCGTTACATCTGTTTCAGGAATGTTATAAATAAACTCAATGTCGTTTGCTGCTAGATCAGAGTTAGTAGAACTGTTTACTTTCTGCCAACCTCGTCTAGCACCTATACGACCAAACTTATCTATAACACAGTTGTACGCTTCTAGTGCGTAACCTGAAGCAAGATCAACACTGCTCTCTTGTGTATTAACACCAAGAAAACCTGGTGCAGATATTGTTGATGACTGTAATCTACCAGCCATTAGACTTGATGCCAGACGTATTCGTCACTATACCTACCATTTTCAATAGCTATGTGATCTGCTAATGACATATCAGCTAATGCGGTAGCTTCTTGTGCTGCTAGTCCCCCGTCTTCACCACGCTCTGCTACGCCCATAGCATAAGCATATTTAAGTACAGGCTCTGAAGGCACTTTAATTTCATCCGAACCAGCAGTTAATGATGCCTGTGGTTTAAATATGTTAAAAAATACATTGTAAACGCCATCAGGAATAGGAAAGATATCTACCTGCGTGTCTCCGTTAGCATCTACACCGTTAAAGTTATAATAATATGGAGAACCTTTTTGTGGTGTCTGATTAAGAAACAAGTTATTCATCTGACTAAAAGGCATATACTCTAAGAAAAAATTGTCTTCGCTGTTTATAACGTCAATAACTTTAAAGCGTTGTCCTGATCCTGTCATGACATAGTTAAACAAATCATTAGCAGTAGTTACCGTCAATGTTTCAGACAAAGCATTCCATTGATAACTATCTTCTACCATTCTTTTAGCGTCATTGACAAACTTACCAATTAACTTAGAGTACGGAGTATCTGTTGTAGCAGTTACCTCGTCTTCTCTAAGTCTAATTAGTACGTCATTAACTAAATCTAAATAATTCATTAGCTTCTCTTTCTAGCTTTTTTCTTAGCAGTATCAGAAAGCTGACCAAAATGATAAACAGGTTTACTTGTGGATGTGTGTGTCTTGTTAGTGTGTAGCTTTCCGTTAGGCATCTTGTGATAAGCACCTGACCACACTGTTCCATCCTTTAAGTAATGCTTTACACCTTTAGCCATTACTTCTTCTTTTTAGGTTTTCTTTTTTTTGCTTCACTATCTCCTAAAACAGTCGCAGACCTAGTACCTTTCTTAAGTAAATAAGGACCACCTTTAATCTTAGGTTTCTTTTTTTTATTTTTGTTTTCCTTGTACTGATATCCTGGCATATCTATCTCCTATGAGTGAAATTGTGTCGCTAATGATGGTTTTAATTCCATTGTAACTATGTAAGTAATCGTGCTTGATGTACCGCTATTCTTTACACGAATTACATCGTTCTCTTTTAAATCTATTTGTAAGTCTTGTAATAATAAATACTCACCATTAGTTGCTTGCAATGCTTTAGCATGAGCTAACGGATACTCTGTTGTTGAGTGACTGTCGTACCAATACAAGTCTGCGTCTTCATTGCCAGCAGTAGCTAAGATATAAATCATATGTATCTCAGCAGTGTTCTTTGCTGGGACAGTGTACATATCAACCTTTGCGCTATTGTTTGTTCTTGTTTTTACGGCTGTTACGTTTCTTGCCATGAATTATTCTTTCTATTGAGTTGACAAATCCTGCCCATATCTCTTGAGGGCTAGGTAGCAGCCATCCTAATACCAATAACAATAAATACCACAAAGGTACATTAGTGTTATTCTGCACTAGGCTATCTACTTTGGATGTGTTAATGCTGGAGTCGTTTTCTTTCTGACTAACATTAACATTCTCACCTTCTATCTTGGTGTTGTCTTGTTGACCTACTACTTGCTGTGTGTTCTCTTTACCTACTTGAGCATTAGCATTGACGTTAGTACCTGATTTACCTGGCATTATAGCTTTAGCAATACCTAAAGCGGTACATCCTTGTACTAAAAATATACCACAAATAGCTAACAAAGTCAAGTACTTTTTAATCATCTATTTAAGATAAGGTCCACCAGCCAACCAAATGAAGCACCTAGTATTAGTAGCAAGACACCAGCACCTTTCCATTTAGTTACGACATCAGACATTTGTTTAACGTCTATACGCAACTGTTCCATCTGTCGTTGTAAAGACTCTACCTGAGCTTCTAGCCTACCTAGTTGTTGGTTAGTATCTTGCATCAAGTAGTCCTTTTATTTTTAGGTTTAGGAAAACCTTTTTTCATGTTTGCATAGGCTTTAGGACTTACTGTACTTTGAGATGGAGGACGAGAAGTACCTGCTTTTTTACGTTTGTTTATGTTTGCGTATAATCCTTTTTTCATTACCATTTCACCTTATCTGCCCAATAGGCTGCTGAACATTTACCTTTTGCTATATTCTTAGCGTGTCTTGCTTTAAACGATTTACGTCTAGCTTTTTCTTTAGCACTAGAAGGATTTTTACCAGCACCGGATACACCTTGCTGACCAAACCTTATAGTTTTTATTGATCCGTCACCGCATTTAGCTACAACAACATGTGACTTAGTAGGATGATTAGGCGTACGTTTAGGTTTGTTATAACCTGATACTCCTGCTCTTTCTAGTCTACTGTCCTTCTTCACTCTTAGCCTCCAGTAACTTTACTCTAACGTGTAAGTCTGCGAATCTTTGAAATATCTCTTCTTTTAACTCATGCCTTGCAAAAGCATTACCAGGACTAGGAATAATCTGTCCTTGTGGGTCTACTAGCATCATCATGTTAGCTTGCAACAGTTGTATCTCACCTCTTAACTCATTGACGTTACTAATAACCCACCACATTGCAGCAAGCATTACTGGTATGATTCCAGCAAGTAACGTAGCTAGATCAAAGTTTTTCATTAGTCTGCTGGATCAGGCGTGTTGCCTTCTGCTAACCACTTTTGATATTCTTGCCAATCTGTATTATCTTCATCATCAGGAATAATTGCACCGTCTGATGTACGAATAATTCCTGTCATAGTTTCATCAGTAATTAAATTCTTTTCTCTTATCTTGTACATTTATAACTCCGCATCTGCTGTTAACTTAGCTACATAATAAAAACCATTGCTAGTAGCGTTGGCAGTTGGATTTAAGTGGAATCTTTTTTTGTCAAAGTAATTAACAGATACACTACCGACAGCATTTAAACTACCAAGAGTTAAACCCACAGTAGGTGTTGCTCTCATCTCAACCACCCATGTATCAAAAACACCAGGACCATAGTTACCGTTTACAAAGTAACCAGCAAAGAAATCTAATCCGCTATCTATTGGTTGTTGGTAGTATCTCTGACACAATCCCAACTCAGTCCCATACGGTCTATGCTCAAACTCAGTAGCTGATGATCCAACCTCTAGCTGAACTCCTGTAACTTGCCATGTTGCGTTTAAAGTACTAATAACATTAACAGAACTATCAGCAGAAAAATTACCTGCACCTACCCATGCTCCAGCAGTTCCTGTGTAAGTAGTGCCTACACCTAAACCAAAATTAACTTGTAATCCCGTTCCTGTAGTGTTTAGCCATGTTCCAGTAGTATCTCCAGCAATAGTGATTGTTTTCTTTTCCCAAGTGTTGGCACTGCTAATTGTGTATGTAAAAGGATACGAACGATCACCACCATTATTACGAAAAGAACCACCAAATGTTCCTGTTAATGATGACTTAACATGAAAAGATAACGTAGTTGTTTTAGCAGCCGATGTGCCATAATTTAAATCAGAAACAGAAGTACCTTCAATACGCTGTAAAACTACATTGTAGTCTGACGCATCTACAGAAGCGTCTGCTGTTGTAGTAGTTGCTTTTAAAGAATATTTAAAATCATCAGGAGCGTCAGCAACTTGTTGAAAGGACATTGCCCCAGCAGATTGCTCATACACTCTCCATCGGTCTAATGTGTATCCTGAGGTAGTAGTAACAGCAGCACCAGCATTCCTCTGGTCAATAGTCATTGCACCGTTCATAATCTTATTCTTACCGATTACGTTAGATGTATTAGGCGTAACTCCATTGATGGTTGCTGTGTTGCCAGAACTAGCATCTGTAATTGCATTGACCGCGATTGTACTCATAATTAACCTTTTGGATACTTGTCTTTAACTGCTTTAATCTGTGCAGCCATGTCATCAGGAAACACACCAGCGTGATACAGTGCGTCTAGTTGATCGCCTATTGCTGGATACTCAGTAACACGACTACGAGCATACTGTTGCGCATCATACTCAGCTTGTAGTCTAATTACTTCAGCGTCTATCTCTGCGTCAGTTGGTCGTGTTTGTTTTTTGTCTAACCATGTTAAATTGTGAGAGCCAACAAGACTAAATTCAGCATTAGGACGTAAAGACATAATTGCATTTGCTCTATCTGTCATTGTGCAATCTCCATAGCAATAAAATTAGATGCTGTATAGTAACCATAAGAATTACCGTCTACATACGATGGTCTGTTTATATATAAAGCAGTTCCTGTGCCATAATGTATTCTAGCTTGAACGCTATAAGTAATTTGACTTGTAGTTGAAGGAGAATCTAAAACAGAACCTCCACCGCTTTGAACAACAAACTGGTAATTTGATTCGTCATTATTAAAACCTAAACCAAAACTAAGTAACTCGCTGCTTGATCCGCCAGTATAAGTGCTTATTCCAATTGCGGTAGAATCTCTATAAAGCCTAAAGTTAACGTATCGAGTTGATGTGCCAGCGTTCATATTAGCAATTAATAGTATTTTGCTTGAAGTAGATGAAGGCGTTATGTTTAAAGATAAATCATTTAACGCAGCATAAGATGTTCCTGTATATGTTTGCGGTTCAGTTGCTATTGTAGTAACAACCTGCAACACACTACCTGCTGGAAAGTCTGCATTGCTACCGCTAGTCAACACAGTGCCAGCAACATCAGGTAGCGTCAGGGTTCTATCAGTGTTGCTATTAGGGGCAGCAATAGTAAAGTCACCTGTCCCACTAGCGTTTCCTTGAATTACAACTTTACTCATGGTTTAGGATTCTCCGTTTTAACAGTAGCAATAGCATCCTTCCAAGTAGTCGTACCATTCACACTATCCCAGTACTGCATATCAAGTTGTTCTTGGATTGATGGATAAGCTCTATCTATCTTATATTGCTCTGGATCAACCCATGCGTTAACAGCATCCATGTCGATAGTAACCGAGTTACCGTTAGCATCTTTTGCTCCAGCAGTATCATCGACAGATACAACATTAGAATAAAGTGCGTAAATAGCTTTATGATTCATTGCGCTATCTCCATTAATGTAAGTGAACTAGCTGCTCTGGGTTCATAATCAGCAGCATCTCTATCAATGTGTGTTCTGTTTACATAAACTGTATTAGAACCAGATGATCCACTTCTCATTTGTATTTTATATGTAGTAGCACTTGTTGTTGACGGAGAATCTAAAAAACAAATAGGTATCGGCTCCATCCCATAAGTCATACTTCCTCCTACTACTGGATTCATTCCAGTTATAAGCGGTCTATTACTTGCTGCGTCTCCTACATTAATAGCAGTGCTTCCTCTAAGCAATCTCATATAAATAAAATCACCTGTTCCTCCAACATTTATTTGACCAGTAACAAGTATCTTACTGCTAGTAGATGAAGGAGTAATTGAAACACTTAGCCCAGTTACATCATAAAACGCAAGACCGTAATAACTAAACGTATCTGATTTATGTACAGATACAACTTGCAATGGAGTTCCTGGTGGCATCCCAGCATCATCTTGTACTAAACTTACGCCTGTTGTTCCATGTAGTTCTAGTGCCATTTAAAGTATCACCAACCTTCCTCCAGTGGGTACAGTAACCGCCACACCAGAATTAATTGTAATTGGACCTGTACTCATTGCGTTAGTGTTTGAAGTTAGTGTGTAGTTAGTAGTGACTGTTTGTCCGTTCTCATAAAATACTTGGTCAGAACCTCCACCTGTAGCTCCACCACCTCCACCAATAGCACCCCATGCAGAACCATCGTAGCCCTCAAAGGAAGTATCAGTTGTGTTAAATCGTAAGTTACCTGCGCTGGGTGATCCGTTTCTCTGTGCTGTAGTACCTGATGGCATAACAGCAGAGCCTGTAGCAGATGTCTTAGATACATAATCTGCTGAGTCAAATGCTTTAACTTGTGCTAGGTTAGTAACCTCGCTGTCCATTAATGCACCAGCAGCAGTAACATTAGCTGTATCTGTTACATCAGCACTGGCTTCAATACCATCTAGTTTAGTGTGATCTGCATCAGTAAATGCATTAGTATCTGCATTACTTTCATACGCTGTTTTAATCTCTGCAGCACTTTGGTCTGCAGTAGCAGATGCTTCAATACCGTCTAACTTAGTATGGTCAGCATCAGTGAATGCGTTAGTGTCTGCGTTACTCTCGTATGCAGTCTTTATCTCAGCAGCAGTTTGATCTGCTGTAGCACTGGCTTCTATACCAGCTAGTTTAGTTTCTTCAGCAGTAGTATAAGATGCAGTAGTACCTGCAAGAACAGATGAGAATGCTTGTACGTCAGAGCCAATAGCAACACCAAGATTAGTTCTTGATGTGCTTGCACTAGCTACGTCAGATAAATTATTAGACGCTAGTAAACCAGTACCGCCTGTAGCAATAGACTGCCACGCAGACCCTGTGTAGGTCTGCATAATATTAGTTGTCGTATTAAAATATAACGCACCAGCTAAAAGTGCGTCACCGTCATTATCAGTAGACGGGTCAGATGACTTAGCACCTAAGTACCTATCATCAAAGTCATCATAAGAAGCTGCAGCAGCAGTAGCAGAACTAGCAGCAGATGTGGCAGAACTAGCAGCACTTGTAGCAGAACTAGCAGATGCTGTTGCTGAAGATGCAGAAGCTGTAGCAGACGTTGATGCAGAAGTGGCAGAGGACGCAGCAGCAGTAGCAGATGCAGCAGCTTCAGCAGCCTTTGTAGATGCTACACTAGCTTCATTAGCAGCATCTGTTGTGGCATCTCCTGGTCCTCCTGCTCCTCTAAATATAGCCATTATACGCCCTTACTTAGTTGCAATGTACATCGTGACTTCAAAACCAAATCTCATCTCAGTGTATTCAGGTTTAGTCCACATAGTGTTTCCTTTGTCGTAGTTTAAGTAGTTGTTGTTTTTTGTGGTTATTTAATTCACGCTTACGGCAGAAGTCTTGCCAAGTCATAACACCCTCCTATAAAGAAAGATGCGTTCCTTCGGTTTCCCTACTTCCGTCCTAATGGATGAACGACAATAATAAAAGCTCCCCAGACCTTGTGAGCCTGGGGAGTTACCTACTTAATTAAGCAGGAACAGCTAGAGCAACAGCAGAGCTATCACGCAACTCAGCTACACCGTAAAGCATATCTGATGTGAATAGCGTACCGAGGTACTCTTGCTTGTACTGGGTCTGTGAACGTACACCCATTTGCTCTGCAAGAACAAAAGCATCCTTGTGAGCCATGAGACAAATACGGTCAGCACCAGAGTTACCTGCACCTGAGTCAGCATTAGTTGTCACATATACTTTAACACCGTATACGTCACCTACCTGTCCATTACGGATTGTGTTTGCATTTGATACTTCACCAACAAACGCTTGCTCAGTAAATCGAGCTAGACCCATAAGAGTGCTACGAGTTGTTGGAGGAATAATCAAACAACGATCCGTCATTGGAACGTCAGCATCATCAAGTCTTTGGATTGATCTACGGATACCAGCATCAGCCAATGCAGCAGCATTAGAAGATGAAGAGTTGTAGACTGTTGTACCATTAGAACCAATGAATGCGTTAGTGCTTGCGTTTGCTGTAGAGTAAGCAGTACCTGAACCAACTGCTCGACCAAGCTGAATCAAGTCAGTATCGACTTGTTTAGCTAGAGCGTAACCAGCGTCATCAGTGTAGAACTTACGCAAAGAAGCAAGTGCCTGTGTTTCTACGATGTCCTCAATCAAACGTGAGTACTCGTAGTGTTTATCGATAGCAACTTGCTGTTCTGTCTCAGTTGCTGCAATCAAGGTAACTTGAGTAGAGGCTGCCTTAACTGATGCAGCACCACGAGTAGGCTTCGGAATGTGAAGCGTATCGCCCTTCTTACCTTTGAAAGACATCTTAGAGAACAAGTTTGCAGCTACAAGATTTTGCTTATATGCTGCGATGATTTCGTCACTCCAAATCTCTGGGATAAATTTATCCGCAGTGGTCTTGGTGACATGATTAGAACCTAGTGCCATTTTTTATTTCCTTTCAATTATTTGACACGTCCTTCCGCGTATGCAGCCATAATTTCATCTGACATAGCTTCGTAACGTGCGGGATCACGCAAACGTAAATTAATAAGATCAGCCCTTCGATAAGTTTTTCGTGAAGACGGAGCAGGTGAACCAGTATTCACAGCAGCAGTTTTTAAACTCTGTTGTGTTCCTTTCCTTGATTCAGCAACTAACTCAGGACTAGAAGTTTTTTGAGGTTGGCTTGGATTCATCATGTTCCAAGTGGAAAGTAATTCAACAGCAGACTCATAATCAAACTGTGAATGCGCTTCAGTAAAAAGTCTAGTTCTTACTGGTGACGCTTTTATCCATTCAAAAAACTTAGGGTCTTGCGTTACTTCATTAAAGTTAGGAAACTGTTCCATTAATTGCTGAGTTACCTGTTGTTGCTTCATTGACTGAGCTTGTTGCCTAGCCTCAGCAATAGCAGGATGTTTTTCTACAGCTTGATTAACAGCACTTACAGGGTCAGAAAAATAATCGACTTCTGTATCTTCTTCTTGCGGGGTTTCAACGGCTTTCTTTTCTTCGAGTTGTCGTTTCAAAAGTTCGTCAGCTAGTCTT